CTTCTTGTCTTTGTACTATATTTATTAATGCTCTTGTTGCCATATTAATTTAAGTTTTTAAGTTCATATTCACCTGATTTAATTTTTTCTCTAGCTTCATCTATACCCCAATTACCAAGAAACATATTTCTATATTTACCTGTAGTTGTGGAGTAATCCCAATAGTATTCATCTAAAAATGTTTTACCATTATTATCTATAAATGCTATTATAGAATTATAACTTTGGAAATATCTACCTTCACTAGTATATATTTCAAACTGATTAGCTACTTTGTTGCCGTTAGGACTTTTCATATTATATACTTTCACTTTCATCTTCTTTATCATTTATAATGTTAAACTTATTTTCTATTTTATTCATGATAGGCTCTTGTATATAATCAGCACTATTAAAGTTTATACTACAAGTATTAATTCTACCATCATAATCTAATTCATATTCAAAGTCGTAGTGACTATCACAATCAAAGTCAAAATCACTTATACCCTCGTAAATACAATCGTGTATAATATCTAATGTAGACTGGTTTAACTTTGGTTTATTAATGTTTTTTAACTCTAATGTTTTAACATTTAATTCTGTTTGTAGTTGTTCTAACTTGTCTTGTAAGCCTTTTACTGTAGCTTCTAACAGTTCTTTTGATTCATTCATATCTTTTTTTATTTAATTATTAATACCATATTCCTTTTACTTCAACTGTGTCTCCAGTTAAATTACCACTACCATTTCTTAGCTTGGCAACACCATTTTGTACTTTAACGGGTTGTTTAATTACCTGGCTTTTGTCATGGTATTTAGGGTTTTTACTATTTAGTTTTCTTTTTTTCATATTCTTTTACATTTTTATTAAATATATTTTTTCTTATACTATATTTTATTTGTGAGGTTATGTACATACCGAGTACAACACCTACACCTAATATTATTATTAATTCTATCATATTATTTTACTTTATATCTATGTCCATCTATTATTATTTCTACTGAACTTGGTGGTTCTTCTTTCCATTTATTCCAATAAGCGTGTTGCTCGTGAACGTATATATCACCGTTTTCATTATCGGTTATTTGACCACACGACCACGTGTATCTATTCTTCATATCATATTTCCATTTAGGTACAAATTTACCATCTTCTATCATATTTGCTTGTTTTATGTAATAATTTTTGAGACAATAGTCTATTAAGTACTCTACTCTATCTCCGTCATGTGGTATAAGTATACAACCTCTACAAGTCATTTTGTTGTATTTACCGTTCCACTTTTGTACATACTCACCATTAACCCATTTACTATCATAAGATTTATAGTAATGATCGTAGTAATTTCTCTTATTTAGTTGATAAGGTGTATACCCACCGTTCATACGTCTTACATAACCTGACTTGAAACTACCGACTTTAATGTATTCACCATACATTTTTATTGGTAGTTTAAATATTCTCGTACCGTTTTTCTGTTGTCTTTCTGTTGTAACTTCTTGTATACCAAGTAGTTGTAATTTTTCTTCTACTGTCATACTATTTATTTTTATTTTGTGAAGCTCTTTCCATCGCCTGTTCTAGTGTTAGACCTTCACTATTAGTATAAGTACTCATAGCGTCATTAAGTGCGTCTTGACTATCTTTATCTAACTCTGTACCGTCTTCAAGTGTCCAGTTAGAAGATTTATTATCTACAAACACCGTGTCTTCAGCAACCTCTTGAATATCAATCAGTTGTGTCATGTAGTCGTCATTTGACATTAACCCAAGTTGAAAGTTTATAATAGCCTTTTTCTCACTCTTACCGTATACTATTTTTATACATCTCATGTCTATAGAGTCTTTGTACTCTATTTTAAATCTTTTTTGTTTCATATTATTTTATTTTATTCGTTTATATTATCCTTCTATTGTCGTATTTAGTTTGTAAAACGAGGTGGGTGAAACTGGTATAACTTCATATCACCTTTAAACCAGACACCTCGTATATTTAACATAACATTGTACCATAACCTCTACGTTGAGTTAACTTACCTATTTTTCTTGAGTCACTCATAGACATTATTTGTATACTATTACCTGTTTTGTGGTTAATTAGTGGTGCACAACCATACTGTTCTACACTACTACAGTTTACACACACTGTATAACCTAAATCTAATCTACCTTGTGGTATTACTTCACCACACTTACACACTTGTTTGGTGTAAAATTCATACTCTTGTTCGTTTTTATACATATTTTTTATTATATTATCAGTTCTTTTTTGTATTATGTTTGTAAAACTCATTGATTAGTGAGTCATTTTTGTACTTGTAATCAATATATAGTTTGTCTAACTCATAATTTATTTCAACTTGTTTCTGTGTTAGTTGACTAGTTCCACAACTACACATTAACAGTGTCACTACTATCATACCATATACTATAAAGAATATGTTTCTACTTTTTGTTTCACTCATAATTTTAATTTTATTTTATTATTTACTTATTTATTTGTGGTAGTGGGGGACTTGAACCCCCTCCATTTACAGGGCCGCCTTTCTACCTATCAAGACACACTCAATGGTCCTAAATGGACAAATCATAGTGTGGAATTTTAGTCTGGATTACTATTTCTCTCATACATTTTACTCAAACAATAGTTTAGTTTTTGTTGAGACTCTTCTTCATTGTATACTTTACCTGTCTTTGGTTGTTTATTTATGTACTCTACACAGTCTTCGTAGTTTTTTGATTGACACACAGGTAGTGTTAGTCCACCGTATGAATACACTACTGTGTATACTTTATTTTTTTCTATTATATTATACATCTTGTTTATAATTCATCTTTATTTAATATGTTTCTAATTTCATCTTGTACTGTCTCCATCCACTTCTCGTAACAGTCCTTCTCTTTATCAAAGTAAGGTAGGTACATTAGTAGATATTTTCTTAATAATCTTTCGTTCATAATTTTATATTTTATTTGTTTATATTATCCGTTAGTAATCGTATTTAGTTTGTGTTTTAACTTTTGTATTTTTAGTTTGTAGTAATCACTCATATCATAATCACCAAACGTCTTTGACCATAAGTAATAGTTTTGACACACTTTAATTTCATCTTTTAATTTTTCTTTCATAATTTCTATTTTATTTTATTATTAATTCATACTCACCTGATTTGTATTCTTTACGAGTCTTAACATATTCCATTGGAAAGTCTTGACAAGTTTTGAAGGAAGAATAACCGTTTGGACCTTCACTTAGTATTTCTACATTTCCGTAGTTAGTGTATTGTTCTATTATTATTTGTTTTTTTACTGGAACATTAGAGAAGTCTTGTTGTAAGAACATAGTTTTTAATTCATTTCTAGTCATAATTTTATATTTTTATAAGTTAAACATTTATTAGTAGTGTGGAGTGGAATCGAACCACTACAAACCTTTCACACTCATACTCATTCATATTTGATTCTACCAGGAAACAAGTGGAACTAACTGGAATTTAAGTTGAAATTACTAGATAATTTCTTTATCTCTACATACAACTGGGATGTTATTTGTACAAGTGTAAGACTTATATTTCTCCCAACATGGTAGAGTTACTAGTTTGTCTTTCATAATTTCAAACACTTTGTCATGATTATAAGTAACATCGTCACCTTTTTTATTCTTGAAAGTTATTATTGTATTAGTACCAATTAGTGACTTTCTTACTACAAATCTTTTCATTTTTAATTCATTTTTCATAATTTCTAATTTTTATTTGATTAATATTCTTTTTATTTATTATTTATTTATTTGTCTTACATTATTATTATCCATTTGTCTTCGTATTTAGTATGTAAGGTATATACTTTGTTTATTGTATAATTATACATTACTAGTACTGTCCTCATCTTTTGAGTTTATAATTCAAATCTTTATTGAACGTAAGAGTTGACTTGAACATTTCGTAATTGAAGTATGGATTATTATTATAATGTTCGTCAAGACTTATATAAGTATAACCTTTGAAGTTTATATACTCAGTACTGTACTTATTAAACCATTTTGGTAATTGATGGAGTTGATACGGTAGGTAGGTTTTATTATTTAATTTTAAGATTTGAATTTTATTTAATTTTAATTTCATAATTTTTTATTTTTTTTAAATTAATATTTTATTTTTATTTATTTTATTTATTTTATTTTATTTATTTCGTTTCGTTATTCATATATATTATCCAAACGTAGTCGTATTTAGTTTGTAAGTGTTTGTTGTGTGGCGCGCAAATTTTTTTTTGTCATTTTGTCATGAAAATGTGTCACGGAGGCCGTTTTTTGGTTTCAGTTTTATAATTTGGGGGCCCGGCTAGGGGGTAGGGGGCTACACTTTGCTCCAATATTTACGATATATTTTTTTTTGTGACATAAGCCTATTAAGAATAATTAGTAACAGGCAAGTGTCACACTTTTTGTAAATAATAATTTTTCCATGTAATTATTAGTGTAACTAATAAAACACAATATGGCATTTAAAATGAAGGGCTCAGCTTTTAAGCTAGGCAACGTAGCTACTAAATCAGCACTTAAACAAACTCCAGCTAGAGAGGATAAGTATAATTTTCCTGGACAAATACTTTCAGACGAGGAAAGATACCAAATGTTTCACATAAAAAAAGGACTTAATACTAAAGAAGGTAGAGAAAAACATATAGCTAATTTAAAATCACGTTATCCAGGCAGATCTGAAGAGTGGTACAACCAATCGACGGACAACGCTTGGAAAAATTCTAAAACAGAAGAAGAAATAAGAAAAAATAACGAATATTATAAATAAACATGGCGTTCAAAATGAAAGGACCTAGTCTTTATACTGATCCTAATGGATTTAGAAAAGGGCATAACCAAAATAAGAAAAGAGTTAAGATACCTAGCGGTAAAATAACGATGACTGAAAAAGACGGTTCACCTCTTGAAGCCGGGCCTTTATATGGAACAGGTACATCGACAGGAAAAACTATTTTAATGAAACCAGGTAAAAACTATGAGTTTGCAGGTGATAATGAAGTAGTAGAGACTAAACCTCCTTTAAAGTCTGTCGGTAGTAAAATAAGAATATTAAAAAAAGAAGGTTATCCTCAGAAACAAGCTGTTGCGATAGCTTTAGATATGAAAGAAAAAAACAAGATATAATATGGCATTTAAAATGAAGGGACCTTCCCTATATAGAAAAGGAAACGAAAATATGAAAGATGGTAGAGCTAAATCTTCTGCCTTTCAAATGGGTAAAAAAACTATGAATCCTTTTAAGCAAACTAAAGTAGATTTAAAAGAATGGTTACTAGACCAAAAAGGATTTAGTCAAAAAGAAGCGGATCAAATGATTAAAAATGGCGCTTACGATCTAAATAATAAGAATTTTAAAAAGTGGTACGCATCAAAAGGAGATGTACCAGCCGAACCAAAAGCACCAATGAAACAGCAAGATTTTGAACCAGCGTATGAAGGTGGTGACTATAGCTTTAAAGACCTACAAAAAATGACTAAGACTCAACTTGTAAAAAAGTTTGGAGAAGATGCCGCTAAAAATATAGAAAAAGATCTTATTGAAAAAGGATATAAATTAAAGGCAGGTGAACAAGGACCTGTAAAAATGAAAAATAAACTAAAAGATCCAAAAAAAGAGAAAAAAATTAAAGACTCAAGAGGGAAAGGATTGATTATGTTTACCAAAGAAGATATTAAAAAATATAGTAGAAAAAAGAAATAAACTAATTATTAACCAATACATAAAACCAAAAACTATGACTTATTTGTATTACAAAAGTTCGTATACCACGAACACAAAACCGAGCGAAGAAACTATTAACCAGTGGAAACATTTAGCTAAAAAAGCAAACTGGAGAATAACACAGTTACCAAATGGATTTTACCAAACTGAGTGTTCTTATCCAGATCAACAAGATAGATGGCACGATGTTACGCGTAGAGAAACAGTAGAAGGTGCCGAAGCTGCAATTAATGGAAGCATCGACCATTTTTCTAAAAAGTTGGATTCTGTAAAAGGTCCAAAAATTATAAAAACGTTTAAATAATTATAAAAACAAAACAATGGCATTTAAAATGAAAGGAAACCCATATAAATTGGGTAAAATGGCAACTAAATCAACCATGAAAATGGCTAAAGAAGCTGCTATGAAAATGAAACCTAAAGGTGACGTCGATACACCTATGGATCTTAAAAAAGACCCTATGATGATGAAAAAAGATCCTATGATGATGAAAAAAGAAGGTTCAGCGATGAAAATGAAAAAGGGCGAGCCTATGAAGCAAGCTAAACCAGATTATCCAGACATCGATGGTGATGGCAACACTAAAGAATCTATGAGAGATGCCGCTGCTGACAAGAAAAAAGCAAGTGGAAAAGTAAGTAAAAAAGCAAGTGGAAAAGCAAGTGACAAGAAAGGAGCTATGACTATGAAAAAGTCAGCTGCTATGAAACAGACAGAAAAACAAAAGAAAAATTTACCGCCTAGATTGGTTAAAGAAATAGCTAAAAAAGCTGGTAAGGCACTGAGTAAAGGTGCAAAAGCTGCAAAAACAGCTGGAAAAGCAGTTGGTAAAGCAGTTGGTAAAGTAGCTGAAAAAGCAGTTGGTAAAGAAGAAACTCCTAAAGGTGCTATGACCATGAAAAAGTCTGCGCTTAAGCAAACTAAAAAAATGGATCGTTTAAAAAAAAAACAAGGTAAAATAAAATCAAGGACTATTAAAGCATCTTTAGAGGGTAAAGATAAAAAAGTAAATAGACTTGTAAAAAAAGGAAAAAAAGTAGCGGCAAAATATGAAAAAGCAAAAGACAAAGCTATAAAAAAGGGGAAGATAAGAAAAAATGAGAAGTTTGTTTATGATTATGATCCTGCTAATGATCCAAATAATCCTGCTGGAAAATAAATAAACACAATTTAATAAAATTTAATTTAATATGGAATACAATCTACCTAGCGAGATTGTCAAAGACTTGAACTTTGGCGATTCTGCTAAATCTAGAATTATAGCTGGCGTAAGTAAGCTGGCCCAAGCCGTAAAATCCACACTAGGCGCTTCTGGTAAGTGCGTAATATACGAAGATGGACGCGGTAAACCGGTTATCACAAAAGACGGGGTAACTGTAGCTGAATCAGTTGTCTTATTTGATCCGGTTGAAAACATGGGCGCTACACTTATTAAAGAAGCCGCAAGAAATACAGTGAAAGAAGCGGGTGACGGTACTACTACAGCTACCGTCCTTGCTGAATCACTTATAAAGGAAATTAGCAACAGATCTTACAAAGAATTTACTACAAGAGATATAAAAGAAGGTATTGCTTCTGGGCTTAAAAAAGTGAACGAATACCTTGATAGTATTAAAATTGAAGTAAAAGACGACATGTTAGACAATGTTGCAGCTATTAGTTGTAATAATGATAAAGAACTAGGTGCTATTATTGCAGAAGCTTACAAAAAAGTCGGTAACGATGGTGTTGTTTTAATGGAAAGTTCTGAAACTGACGAAACTTATGTAGAGTTAGTTGATGGTGTGCAACTTGAATGCGGTATTACATCACCACACTTTATTACAGACACAGAAAAACAGCGAGCTGTACTTGAAAATCCACTGGTTTTAGTCGTAGCTTCAGAGATACCTAATGTTAGAAAGATACAAAACATATTAGAGTACGTTATTAAAAACAATAGATCACTTTTAATAGTAGCTCCAGTGTCACAGCAGGTTAAATCTGCGCTTTTAATGAATAAAGTTAAAGGTAATATTAAAGTTAATATCATAGACCCACCTGGTTTTGGCCCTACAAAGCAAGATACTATAAAAGATTTAGCTATTTTAACAAATGCTACTGTAATTAACGAAGAATTAGGTGATGATTTAGACGGAATATCACTAGATATACTCGGTGAAGCTGAAAAAGCTGTTACAGACGATAAAAATACAGTAATTACGCTTGAAAATATTGACGAAAGTGTAAAAGATCGTATAAAAGAAGTTAAAAAGCTACACAAAGCAGAAAAAAACGGCTTTTTAAAGAAAAAAATACAGCAAAGAATAGCGATGCTGTCAGGTAGTGTTGGAATCGTGCGCGTTGGCGCTAACTCGAAGGTTGAACTAAAAGAAAAACGTGATAGAGTAGAAGATGCGATATATGCTACTAAAGCTGCTTTGAAAGAAGGTATAGTTCCAGGAGGTGGTATTGCCTTATTAAACGCATCTGAAAGAATAGCTAGTGAAAACGTAGGTGAAAGAATATTATTTAATGCTATTGCAGCTCCTTATGAAACTATATTATCAAATGCCAGTATAGAGAAAAATGGAGAACTAGCAGAAGGTAACGGAATAAACGTTATAACTGGTGAAGAAGTCGATATGGTAAAGGCAGGTATTATAGATCCTGTGCTTGTAACTAAAACAGCACTTAAAAATTCTATTTCTGTTGTGACTACTATTATATCCGCTGATTGTGTAATTTCAAATATCAGAGTAGATGAAGGCAGTTAATCATTATATAATTATCGACCCTATAAAGAACGAGCCTAAAAAAGTTGGAGGATTAATACTAACTGACGAGGTAAATGAAGACAATAGGTATTTAAAAGCAAAAGTTGTATCTGTTGGTAATCTTGTAGAAGGTATAAATACTAACGACGTTATATACTACGATAAACACGCGGGCCACGGTATACAACATAGAGATAAATTTTACGGCGTTATAAAACAACAAGACGTCGTGCTTATAGATTAAGCCATATACCAAAACCCAAAACCCACGAACCAAAACACAATTAACCTAATTATTAATCAAAAACTAAAAAACGATGAAATTATTGTATTTTAGAGTAGGAACTGCTACTGCTTCAGAAGATGATGAGGCTACGGGGTCAAACGTTTATCCAGTTGAAAACTTTATGGGCGCTTGTTCTGGTACTTCAGATGGTAACGGTGCGATTACAGACGATGACGATGCTGTCAGTATTTTCTTAAAGCCTATCAGAAAAACACAGACTCAAGAAGATAATGCTGCTGACGCTGATCCAGATGTAATTGTACTTGCTTGTGCTCAGTATGGGCAAAAAGCACTTCTTAAAGCTTTATTAAACAAAGTTAACGGTGGACCACACGATGACGGTTTTATAACGCTTTATGACGGTTATGCTGATAAGCCAGCTGCTGATCCTACTAGCGACATTGGAGCTACTGGAATTACAGTTGTAGCTGCGCAAGCTGCTGCTGACTAGTCTTAAATGAGATTAACAGCGCAAGACCTGCGTGAAATGAATATCCTTAAGTATTACAGGCTCACTAGAAAGTGGGCTTGTAAGACTTACGGATTAACAGATGCAGATTTAGAATTATTAATTTATTTAGATTGTAAAGGAAGATTTACACGACAAGAGTTTATAGATGGTACTTATACCATGAGCTGGGACAAAAACCGGTGGGAAAAACTAAGAAGAGAAGGTTTGATTGAAGTTTGGAGGCAAAGAAATAGAACAACAATAAAATACTCTGTTTTTAAAACTTCATTTAAATGCAGTCAACTAATAAGTAGAATATACAGAATACTACTTGGTGAAGAAGATTTACCTGTTTCAGAACGAAGTGTATTTTTTAATAATAAATCGTATACAGATAAAGTTTACAACAAGGCTATAGACGATATGATTAAAGACAAAGAAAGATAATATGGCTTTTAAATTAAAAAACGAAAGTGTTAAAAAAATAATAGGTGAGCTTAGAAAAGCTAGCAAAACTCACGCTGGTCAAGCTGATAGACTAGAAAAGATTATGAGCTCTCCCAACAAGCAAAAGAAAGAATATCCAAAAGATTATACCAAGGAAGATATAAAGTTTTTAGAAGAACAAAATGAAGATGTTGTTAGATACGAAGACTTAGACGAAAAAGGCAAAGCTATTTGGAGAAAACAAGGAAAGCCAGTACCTAAGACTAGAAGAAAAGGATCTATGCGTGATCTTATGAAAAAGAAAAAGAAATAATATGCCTTTTAAATTAAAATATAACAAATCTAGCTTTCCTTTTAAAGGAGAGTCTGATGGTTTTACGTACAAAGGTTACAAAGTAGTTAGAGAAGATTTAGACGAAGGCATATTAGGTGAGGCTGAAAATGGTAATACTATAAAGTTAGATACTAGCATAAAGCCTGGTAGTAAAAAAGAAAAAGAAGTTATGGCTCACGAAGCTCATCACCAAGATGAAATGAAGTCTGGTAAATTAGCTTACGATGACAAAAGTGTAACAGATAAAATAGCTGGTAAAAAGTATACTAGAAAAGACGGTAAACTTATAGATCAAGACAGCGGTATAGCTTATTCTGAAGGTGATCCTAACCTACCTCATGAATCAAGAGCATTTAAAATTAGTAACAAAATAAAAAACTCAAAATAATGGCATTTAAAATGAAAAGACCGGCAGGTATGAATAGTCCTGTAAAAAGAAGGTCAAAAATAAACATTGGTAGATTAAAAAATAGAGGAGGTGAAAACAAAATAGGTAGAGAACTTAATGATGACTCTGGCTTGTTTTATAACTCAGCTCTTAAACAAGAAGGACCTGTACCTGAAAAGAACCCTGGTGTTATGAAGGGTGAATACGAAGGTACGTATGTTTACGAAGGTAAAGGTACAAAAGGATTTGAAGGTAGAGAAAGAATTATAGACTTAGAAGACAGAATAGGATTTTTAGTAGACAATGATATACCAGATGCTGAGGCTGCTGGAGATGATAAAAAGGTAGAAAAATTACAAAATACTGTTAGAAGACTTAGAGACGAGCTAGCTATACTTAGAAGAAACGTTAGGGCAGATAAAAAAGCTCCAATGAAACAATAAAAAAAATAAAATGTCATATACAAATTTCATAGGTGGAGTTTCACCTTTTAAACAAAAAGTTTACGATAAAGAGTTTTACTTTAAAAAAGATGGTAAAAAAATAACTAATCAAGAGTATTGCAAGCTTCAAGCTTCTATAGGCCCAGATGTACCACCTTCTTTTAACTTACAAACTAATCATCCAGACCCTTGCGGTAAAAAAGAAAAAAGAGAGTATGAAAGAGCTCTTGCACAAAGAAAAAGAGAAATATTTGAAGACGAACAAGGAAGACCAGAATAATGAGTATATTAGGAAAAATATTTTCAAGCGGAGCTAACGAATTAGTAAAAGGTGTAGGCGGTGTAATAGACGAACTTCACACTTCAAAAGAAGAAAAGCTTGAAGCAGAAAGAAAAATAAAAGATATGATAATGGGTTACGAAGCTGAAATGCAAAAGCAAGTAACTGAAAGATGGCAGGTTGACATGCAGTCTGACTCTTGGTTATCAAAAAATATAAGACCACTAGTTTTAATATTTTTATGTGTTTCAACGGTATTGTTAATATTTATCGATGCTGGTGTTATATCATTTGAAGTTAAGGCTTCTTGGGTAGACTTATTACAATTAGTATTAATAACAGTGATCGGTGCTTACTTCGGTGGTAGATCACTAGAAAAAGTAAAAAAATAATGGGACAAAATTCAACAGAAGTAACTTATGGCTTTGGTCAATTTGGATCAACGTTTTTAAAAGGCGACGGTGCTAAGTTGCTTTTAACAGCTTCAACAGCTAAGTATTATGTTTGCGCAATAACCATGGTGACAGACGTTGCTTTTCAAGCTTTAGAATCTCTTGATGGCGGTGTAAACATGGGTATGGGTGACACTGCTTTTGTAGGCACGGATGTTTTAGCAATAGACAGTCACTGGAATGCAGCCGCAGCAGATACTACAGCTGAAACTAATGAAGATGCTGATCCAATAACTACTGCAGACACTTTTCCAAAAGGTTTAACTATATATGGAATGTGGGATAACGTAGAGTTGCACTCTGGATCTGCAATAGTTTACGTTGCTCCAAGACCAGATTATCACAATAGAGCATAATGTTAGGGCTTGGTAATAGTTTAACGTCAGCCGTTTCGTTAGGTGATGATTTTGGTACAAATCACTCTATATTATTTGATGGAACAAACGACGAAATAGATTTTACTACATCTGCTTTTCAAACTGCTTTAGCTGACGGTAGCTTCAAGCTTACAGGATCTGTATCTATATGGGCTAGAATAAACACGACCGGTTCTAATGGACAAATGTGGGATTTTTCTATAGATAGTAACAATAGAATACAATTACAGTACAAACACGGTGATGATAGTTTTACAGGAACGTATAGAGCAGGTGGCCAAAATAAAATAGCAAATTACGGGCCTCCAGGTACACAAGAAGGTGACGGTAATTTTCACCATATAGTAGTTACTTGGGATAGAGCTAGCGAAAATGAACTTAAATTATACTATGATGGCTCGTTAAGAGCAACTACTACTTTAACAGCGACTATAACTGGAGACTTTGACGATACTGCTGATGGTACTCTTGGTCAAGCTGGTACTAGTGGTGTGGAGTTTTTAGCTGGTACGTCATTTAATGGTAACGCAGACTACAATGGTTATCTTGATGACTTTGCTGTGTACTCAACTGTTTTATCGTCTAGTGAAGTTACAACGCTTTACAATAGTGGAACGTCGGATCAAACAAACGTAGATACAGTTGGTACTATTATAGCACACTGGACATTTAACGAAGGAACAGGTACTACTGTTGTAGATAGAATAAATAGCTATGTAGGTACGTTTGGATCAGGAGGTAACGCGCCTGCTTTTAGCACTACAAACGCTGGGTAACAAAATAAATAATTAACTTAAATTAAATAAAATGGCAAAAAGAAAAACAAAAAAGGTGGCTAAGCCTTTAAAAATTAGTAACGAGCAATTAAACAACTTGCAAAATGTGATAAGTACAATAAACAAAGCTCAAATGCAAATAGGTGTTTTTACTACAAATATACACCAACTTTCGCACCACGTTTCAACAATGAATGATAAATTAACTTTAATGCAGTCTGAGTTTGAAAAAGAATACGGAACTTACGATATTAACATCTCAGACGGAACTATAAATTATGAGCAAACTAATTAGAAAAATTACCGTAGGTAAAGACTATAAAGATAACGCTATGCACTACTCTGTTGGTCAAGATGTTTATGGTGGACATACTATATGTGATATAATAGAAGAAAAAGATAAATATTCTATTTATATTAAAAAAAATAAAAATGTTCTACCTTGGAAAGACTTTAACAAAAATATGGCGGTATCTATAGAATATAACTTAGAGTACTAATGAAAGCGCCTTTTGACTTTGTTATAGAGCCAAAAGGAAATAGATATAACAATATTAAAAAAATTGGTGATAAAGATCTTATTGTTAATACTGAAATCTTTAATCATCAGTTTGTAAATAGAGAGGCTATTGTTAAATCTGTGCCTACAGCTTATAAAACTAAAATAAAACCTGGAGACACCGTTGTAGTGCATCACAATGTTTTTAGAAGATGGCTAGATATTAAGGGTAAGGAAAAAAATAGTAGAAGTTATTTTAACGAAAACACATATCTTGTAAGACAAGATCAAATATTTTTGTATAAAAGAAATAACAAGTGGAGAGCTATGGATGGTTATTGTTTTGTTCAACCAATCAAGCAAAGAAACAAGCTAAAACCGGGAGAAGAAGAAGAGTGTATAGGTATAGTTAGATATACTGACGGTGTCAATGATATTGACGATCTTGTAGGTTTTACACCTTCATCAACGTATGAGTTTATAATCGATAAAAAAAGATTATATAGAGTTATGAATAAATTTATTACAATTAAATATGAATATCAAGGAAACGAAGAAGCTTATAATCCAAGCTGGGCATAGAGCAGTTGAAGAACTTATTAATGTAGCTAGAGAAAAAATTATTACTAATACAGAAGATGACGTTAGTGCTGATAGATTAAAAAATGCCGCGGCTACTAAAAAACTAGCAATATTTGACGCGTTTGAAATACTTAACAGAATCCAAGAAGAAGAAAACCTGCTTGAGGGCAAAACACCTAAAGAGGCAGAGAAAAAAGTCTTTAAAGGATTCGCAGAAGGTAGATCTAAGTAATGTACAAGCAAAGTTTAGTTAAGGTTATAGAACCTGTAAAAAGAACAACAATAACACGTTTAAACCGTGGTAAAAAATGGAAATATGGATACAATAAAGAACATGATATTATCGTTATATCAAAAACTGGTAAAATTGGTGAAATACTTGAAATACAAAACCTTAGAATTGCTTTACCACCTGTGCCCTTGCAAGTACATAAACTGCAAGAAAACAAGTGGCAAAAAATAGAATACTCAAAAGAATTAAGTAAACTTAAAAATATATTTGACTGGAGAGCGTATCCAGAAGAACAAAAAGAAAAGTGGTTTGATTTTATTGACGAAGAGTTTAAAAGAAGAGATGAAGGTTTTTGGTTTACAAACAAAGGAAAACCAACTTACATAACAGGTAGTCACTACATGTATCTACAATGGAGCAAAATAGACGTGGGTGCGCCAGATTTTAGAGAGGCTAATAGGTTGTTTTATATATTTTGGGAAGCTTGTAAGGCTGATAAAAGATGTTACGGTATGTGTTATCTTAAAAACAGAAGATCTGGTTTTAGTTTTATGTCTTCAGCTGAAACAGTTAATTTAGCCACATTAGCAAGTGATAGTAGATATGGTATACTTTCTAAAACAGGTTCTGATGCTAAAAAAATGTTTACAGATAAGGTTGTTCCTATATCGATTAACTACCCTTTCTTTTTCAAACCAATACAAGACGGTATGGATAGACCTAAGTCTGAGCTTGCTTACCGTGTGCCTGCAAGTAAGTTTACGCGTAAAAAGATTACTGCAAATGAACAGCAGGAAGACTTGGTTGGACTTGATACTACTATTGATTGGAAAAACACAGGTGATAATAGTTATGATGGAGAAAAACTTAATTTATTAGTACACGATGAAAGTGGTAAATGGGAAAGACCTGATAACATATTAAACAATTGGAGAGTTACAAAAACTTGTTTAAGATTAGGTGCTAAAGTTGTTGGTAAATGTATGATGGGTAGTACTAGTAACGCTCTTGAAAAAGGTGGTGATAACTTTAAAAAATTATACTATGATTCAGACGTTACAAAAAGAAATCGTAATGGACAAACAAAGTCTGGTTTATATTCTCTTTTTATCCCAATGGAATGGAACTACGAAGGATTTATTGATGAATACGGACAACCTGTATTTAATAGCCCAGATAATGACGTACTCGGACCCGACGGTGAATTAATAGATTATGGCATAATTGAGCACTGGGAAAACGAAGCAGAAGGATTAAAATCAGATCACGATGCTTTAAACGAGTTTTACAGACAATTTCCAAGAACTGAAGAACACGCATTTAGAGACGAGACAAAAAATAGTATATTTAACTTAGTGAAAATATACGAGCAAATAGATTACAACGAAGGAACTGGAAACTTACTAAATGTGAACACTGGTAGTTTTCAATGGGTTAACGGAATTAAAGATACAAAAGTTATATTTTACCCAGATCCAAAAGGTAGATTTAAAGTTAGCTGGCTACCACCAAGTCACTTGCAAAATAAAGTTATAATTAAAAATGGTATAAAATATCCTGGTAATGAGCACATAGGCGCCTTTGGTTGTGATAGTTACGATATATCAGGTACGGTAGATAGAAGAGGTTCAAACGGAGCTTTACACGGTTTAACTAAGTTTAGCATGGAAGACGCTCCACCAAATCACTTTTTTTTAGAATATATATCTAGACCACCAACAGCAGAGATATTTTTTGAAGACGTACTAATGGCTTGCGTGTTTTACGGCATGCCAATACTAGCAGAGAACAACAAGCCTAGACTTTTGTATTATTTAAGACGTAGAGGTTATAGAGGATTTAGTATGAATAGACCTGATAAAGTTTGGAATAAATTATCTGTTGCTGAAAAAGAAGTAGGTGGTATACCAAACTCAAGTGAAGATATAAAACAAGCTCATGCTGCCGCTGTAGAAATGTACATACAAGAACACGTTGGACACAAAGGAGATGGGGTTTACGGTAGTATTGTTTTTAATAGAACTTTAAACGATTGGAGTAGGTTTGATATAACCAAAAGAACAAAGTTTGATGCTACTATAAGTAGTGGGTTAGCTATCATGGCTTGTAATAGACATTTGTATAGACCAAATCCAGAAAGAGAAAAACAAAAATTAAATATAAACATTGCTAAGTATTCAAACAAAGGTAATGTTTCTCAAATAATTAAAAATTAATATGTATAAATCATCTAGAATTAACGCGTTTCCTAGTCAAGTCGTTAGCGATCTTGAGAAAATGAGCGGAGAATACGGCTTGAAAGTTGGTCAAGCTATCGCTGGAGAATGGCTGCATGAGACTAGAAGTGGTAATAGATTTAATAATAGCAATAGAAATTATCACAATCTAAGATTGTATGCTAGAGGAGAACAGTCAATACAAAAATATAAAGACGAGTTATCTATTAACGGTGACTTAAGTTACTTAAATTTAGATTGGAAACCAGTGCCTATTATACCTAAATTTGTTGATATAATAGTTAATGGTATATCTGAGAGACTTTACGATATTAGAGCTTATTCACAAGATCCATTTGGTATATCAAAACGTACAGAATATATGGAGTCTATGCTTGGTGATTTGGCTACACAAAATTTAAACGATTTAACAGAGCAAACTTTAGGTATAACTATAAATGAAAATGAAAAAGAAGAGATACCTGGTTCTAAAGAAGAGTTAGAATTACACATGCAGTTAACTTACAAACAAGCTGTAGAAATAGCAGAAGAGCAAGCTCTTAACGTTTTGTTAGAAGGAAACGATTATGACTTAATAAAAAAGAGATTTTATTACGATCTAGCTGTTTTAGGTATAGGCGCTGTAAAAACTACTTTTAACCCATCTGAAGGAGTAGTTATAGATTACGTTGATCCAGCTAATTTAGTTTATTCTTATACTAAATCACCTTATTTTGAAGATCTTTACTACGTGGGTGAAATAAAACAAATACCTATAAATGAGCTTGTAAAAGAGTTTCCTGATTTAACTCATGAAAACTTAGAAGAAATAGTAACGCAAAACAAAGGTAATAGATATGATTTTTACGGAGTAGATTATAACTATGACGAAAATGACAAAAACAAAGTTACCGTGTTGTACTTTAACTATAAAACTTATACTAACGAAGTTTATAAAGTAAAAGAAACTAGATCTGGAGGTAATAAGGCTATAGAAAAAGATGATTCATTTAATCCACCAGAAAACAAAGAAGGAGGATATGCTAAAATGGAAAGAGCTGTAGAAGTACTTTTTGAGGGAGCTATGATACTTGGTGCTAACAAATTGCTTAAATGGCAAATAGCAGAAAATATGATTAGACCTAAGAGTGACTTTACAAAAGTTAAAATGAACTATAGTATTGTCGCACCTAGAATATACGACGGTAAAATAGAGAGTTTGGTAGGTAGAATTACTGGTTTTGCTGATATGATACAGTTGACTCATTTAAAACTCCAACAAGTAATGTCACGTATGGTGCCAGATGGTGTTTATTTAGACGCAGACGGACTTGCTGAAATAGATTTAGGCAATGGTACTAATTATAATCCACAAGAAGCTTTAAATATGTTTTTTCAAACTGGTAGTGTTATCGGTAGAAGTTTTACCGCTGACGGCGATCAAAACCCTGGAAAAATACCTATACAAGAAATAAGTTCTGGAACAGGTGGAAATAAAATACCACAACTTATAAACACGTACAACTATTATTTACAAATGATAAGAGACGTGACAGGATTAAATGAGGCTGCAGACGGTTCTAAACCTGAAAAATATTCTTTAGTTGGAGTACAAAAATTAGCTGCGGCAAATAGTAACACGGCTACTAGACATATATTAAAAGCAGGCTTGCATTTGACTAAAGACGTTTGCGAGCATTTATCACTTAGAGTGTCTGATATTATAGAATACTCTCCAACTAAAAATGCTTTTGTACAAGCTGTAGGAGCTCATAACGTTGCTGTTTTAGAAGAAATGTCTGATTTACACTTATATGACTTTGGTATATTTTTAGATTTAATGCCCGACGAAGAACAACAAGCTGTTTTAGAAAACAATATACAACAAGCTTTAGCACAACAAACTATAGATTTAGAAGACGCTATTGATCTTAGAGAAATTAAAAACGTAAAGTTAGCAAACCAACTATTAAAAGTACGTAGAAAGAAAAAGTTAGAAAGAGATCAAAGGATGCAACAAGAAAACATGCAAGCACAAGCTCAGGCCAATATACAACAGCAGCAAGCAGCAGCACAGCTTGAAATGCAAAAGAAACAAGCAGACACTGATAGAGAATTAACTTTAGAACAGACAAAATCTAGACTACAATCAGATAGAATGATGATGGAAGCTCAACTTAAAAAAGATTTAATGAATCATGAGTTTGAAATAAACTTGAGATTAGAAAAAATGAAAGCAGACGCTTTAAAAGAAAAAGAAAAGTTAAAAGAAGATCGTAAAGATAGTAGATCTAAAACAGAAGCAACACAACAAAGCGAAATGATAGATCAAAGAGAAAATAAAACAGGACCTAAAAACTTTGAAGAAGAAGAAGAGGGTACAGATATGGGCTCTATATTGTTCGCTTAACAATTTTATTAATTATATAATATTTTATCATGGAAGAAAACAAAGAAAATGTAGTTGAAGAAACTACACCTCAAGAACAGCCTAAAGTAGACGAAGAGGTTGGTAAGATTAAAGTAAAAAAACCTAAAAAGAAAAAATCTAACAAAGAGGTTGTTACAAAAGTAAATTTATCTAAACCTGAACAAGAATTAACAAAAGTTGAGGTAAAAGAAGAAATAAAAGAAGAACCACAAGAAATAGTAGAAGAACAAACTCCTATTGTTGAAGAAGTTACAGATATAGAGCCTGTGGTTCAAGAAGAAGTTGTAACTCCAAAATATCCAGAAGCATTACAAAAAGTTGTAAACTTTATGGAAGAAACAGGAGGTGATTTAAATGACTACATGTTGTTAAATCAAGATTACGATAAATTAGATGAATCAGAGTTACTAAACGAGTATTATAAAAATACAAAACCTCATCTAAACCAAGAAGAAATTAGTTTTTTAGTTCAAGATAATTTTAATTGGGACGAATCTTACGACAATGAAAAAGACGTTAAAAGAAAAAAATTAGCTTTGAAGGAGCAAGTTGCCGAAGCAAAGCAACACTTGGAAAGTGTAAAATCCAAATATTACGAAGACCTTAAAATGGGGTCAAAACTGACTGAAGAGCAAAGTGAAGCTATTAAGTCTTACAATAAATACAAAGAAGAGTCTATTGCTCTTAACCAAGCTAGAGAAAACGCAACAAAAACATTTTTACAAAAAACAAGTCAAGTATTTAACGATGAGTTCAAAGGTTTTGAATATAAAGTCGGGGATAGAAGATTTAGGTACAATGTTGGAGATGTTGATTCTATAAAAAACACGCAGAGTGACATTAATAATTTTGTCAAGAAGTTCTTGAATGAAAATAACGAAATGGAAAACGCTGCCGGTTATCACAAAGGCTTGTTTACAGCTATGAACGCTGATGCAATTGCAAATCATTTTTACGAGCAAGGTAGGGCTGACGCTTTACAAAACAGTATTGCTAAGTCCAAAAATATAAATATGGACCCTAGGCAAACTCACTCTGCCCCTAAAAGCTCTGGTATGACTGCAAGAGTGTTAAATGCTGACGATTCTCCTGTATTTAAATTTAAAAAAAGAAAACAATAACAAAATTTAAAAACTAAAAATTATGGCAATTACTAATGGTGCTTTGTTAAATAGTGTACCTGCTTCTATGCAGCAAACGCTATCTACAAACTACATTGACTTCAACCAAGATATGGGTTGGGCTCAACAATACTTACCAGACCTAATGGAGAAAGAGGCTGAGGTTTTCGGACCAAGAACTATTTCAGGTTTCTTATCACAAGTTGGGGCTGAAGAATCTATGACTGCTGATCAAGTTATTTGGTCTGAACAAGGTAGATTACACCTTTCTTACAAAGGTAATATTAACTCAACAAATGCTGGTGCTAACACTGGTGCTGGTGGTACTACTCCACAGTTTACAGTTGAAAACGATATTGACGAGACTGCTGGTTTTACAGCTGCTAGTCACGGTATTAGAGTTAACGATACTGTTATCGTTTCAAACTCTGACGGTATCTTTAAATGTTTAGTAACGGTTGTTAACGGTGCTGTTATTGATTTAGCTCCTTATGGTGCTACAACTTTAGCTGCTAATACTACTTCAAACGGAACTACTTTATTAGTATATGGTTCTGAATTTGGTAAAGGTGATTCTTATAGAGCTGCAGCTGGTACTACAAACACAACTGACTCAAGAGGTGCTAACGAGCCAACGTTCACTACTTTTAGCAACAAACCAATTATAATGAAAGATTACTACGAAGTATCTGGATCAGATACTGCTAGAATCGGTTGGGTAGAAGTTGCTTCTGAAGAAGGACAATCTGGTTACTTATGGTACTTAAAAGCTGAAGCTGACACTAGAGCTAGATTTACTGATTACATTGAAATGGCAATGTTAGAAGGTGAATTAAACGTTGCTGGTTCGGTTGCTGATGCTGCGACTATCTTACCTGGTTCTACAGCTGGTGCTGGAAACGTTGGTACAGAAGGTTTATTTGCTGCTATAGAATCAAGAGGTAACATCACTACTGGTGTTACTGGTGTTTCAGGTTCTGTTGATTTAGCTGAGTTTGACGCGATACTTGCTGAGTTTGACAAGCAAGGAGCTATTGAAGAGAATATGTTATTTGTTAACAGATCTACTTCTCTTGCAATCGATGATATGTTAGCTTCTATGAATTCTTACGGATCTGGAGGTACTTCTTACGGAGTATTCGACAATGAAGAAGATATGGCTTTAAACTTAGGTTTCTCTGGTTTCAGAAGAGGTTCTTATGACTTCTATAAGTCTGACTTTAGATACTTAAATGACTTAGCTACTAGAGGTGGTATAAACGCTGCTAACTCTGCTAATGCAATTAGAGGTGTCATCATACCAGCTGGTACATCAACTGTTTACGACCAAATGTTAGGTAAAAATCTTAAGAGACCTTTCTTACACGTTAGATATAGAGCTTCACAAACTGACAATAGAAAGATGAAGACTTGGACAACTGGTTCTGTTGGAGCTGCTACATCTGCTTTAGATGCAATGCAAATCCACATGTTAACTGAAAGATGTTTAGTTACTCAAGGTGCTAACAACTTTATGTTAATGCAGTAACAATTTTTAAAAGACCGGGGCTTCGGCCTCGGCCTTTTATTTTATTAATTTTATTATATATTATATTATGGCAAAAAAGAAAAAAGTAGAGGTTGAAGAGCCTCAATTTGAAGAGACAGTTGTAGAGACTGCTCCGGTTGTAGAACAACCAAGAGAAAGAGTTAAACCTAAAAACGAATGGGAAATAAAAGACAGAATGTATCTTTTGAAAAACGGCAAAACACCTTTATCAAGATCTATTAAGTCTGCAAACATTTATTGGTTTGACGAAGAAAAAGGATATGAAAGAGAGTTGATGTATTGTCAAAATCAAAAAACTCCTTTTGTAGACGAAATGAAAGGTGATAGAAGATTAGAACATATTATATTTCGATCTGGAAGTTTATTTGTTCCGAAAGAACAAACAACCTTACAAAAACTTTTAAGTTTATATCACCCACATAAAGACAAAATATACGAAGAGTACAAACCTCAAGCTATAGCCGCTGAAGAAATAGATGTGCTAGAACAACAAGTTGAAGCTTTAGTAGCTGCTAGAAATGTAGATATTGATATGGCTGAAGCTATTATGCGTGTAGAGATTGGTTCTAAGGTATCTAACATGAGTTCTAAAGAACTTAGACGTGATTTATTAGTGTTTGCTAGAAACAATCCTAAGTTGTTCTTAGAATTAGCGGATGACGAAAACGTGATGCTAAGAAACTTTGGTATTAGAGCTGTTGAAAATGGTATATTAAGATTATCATCTGATCAAAGAAACTTCTTATGGGGAAGTAATGGTAGAAAAGTAATGACAATACCATTTGATGAGCATCCTTATACCGCTTTAGCACATTGGTTTAAAACTGATGAAGGTATGGAGATATATTCAAATATAGAAAAAAGATTAAACTAACTAGTAAAGCAACCACTCAATAAAAGGGTGGTTGCAATACTAAAAAAAATTAAATAAAATGAATTTATCACAATTTAGAAAGTCTAGAGGTTTAGGCGATACAATAGAAAAAATAACAAAAGCAACCGGAATAAAAAAAGTTGTAGAAACAGTTTCAAAAGCAACTGGTAAAGACTGTGGTTGTAAAAAAAGACAAGAAGCTTTAAACAAAGCTTTTCCTTATAAAAAATAAAAAAATATGGTAAGTGTAGATACAGTATATCAAAGAGTTTTAGCTTTAGCTAATAAAGAACAGAGAGGATATATAACACCTCAAGAGTTTAATCTACTGGCTAATCAAGCGCAAATGGTTATATTTGATCAATATTTTTATGATCTAGAAAAGTTTGACAATGACTATGGCAATGAAACAGAATATTCTGATATGGTAAAAACACTTAACGAAAAATTAAGTATATTTAAAAAGTTCGATACAGCGCTTGTTAAAAATGGAAGTTTTTTTGAATATCCTGCTGATATGTATAAACTAGGAACTTTGTATTATGCGCCTACCTCTTTGCTAGAAGACGGCGTAGAAATTGAAGAAATATACTACGATCAATTATTAGATTACTATAACTCACCCTTAACTAAGCCAAATAAATCACGACCTCTTTATATTCGTAGAGAAGAGGGTATTAGAATAATATCTGCTTCAGCAATAAATAGTGGTGTTTTAGCAACTTATGTTAGAAAACCAGATAAAGTTAATTGGGGATATGTAATAACATTAGGTGAGCCTATGTACAATGCTAGTGCGGCTGTAGATTTTGAACTACATCCTTCTGAAGAAACTTTGTTGGTTATAAAAATATTAGAAATGGCTGGAATAACACTGAACAAACCAGGATTATCACAACTAGCGGCTCAAGAAGAAAATGATATGATAGCTCAACAAAAAATAAAACAATAATATGGCATTAATAAAAGAATCAGCACACAGTTACTATAGCGGCGATAATTTAGGTAGTTATCAATTTATATCTTTAGACCACGTTATCAATAATTTTATGATTGGTTACGTTGGTGAAAATAAAATTATAAGCAAAGCAAAAAGAGTTGATGTTTCTTTTTATGCACAAAGAGCCTTACAAGAACTTAGTTATGACACTCTTAGATCTGTAAAAAGTCAAGAGATATTAATAAATCCTTCTTGTAGTATGAAAATGCCTCAAGATTATGTAAATTATGTAAAACTTACTTGGGTTGATGACTCAGGTATAGAGCACGTAATACATCCTACTTCTAAAACTTCTAATCCAACAAAGCTAGCTCAAGACTCTAATGGCAACTATATATTTCCAACTAAAAACAATGGTGGCGTTGATCCAGAGGGAATATATGAGTTTCCTTTAAAATTAACTTTAGATAGTTTAGGGCCATCACAAAGTAATTTTGATATATATCCACATAGTTTAGGATTTGCAGATACTGATTCTCTTGGTTTTCCTAACAATGTCGACACTAATCCACTTGAAGTTGGTATGGAAATAATAAGTCCTTATTTTCCAGCTGGAACGACTATAAGTAAAGTGTACAACCAAACGTCTGGTCAAGATTTTGCTTTTGACACATCTAATCCTTCACTTTCTACAATATCAACACTAACAAACGTTTCTATTACTATAAAAGCAGACAGTGTTACTTGGGATAGATTTAAAAACATACAACCTACTGAACAACAAGAGAATTATGATGATGAGTACTACGTAGATGTAATAGGACAAAGATACGGTTTAGATCCACAACACGCAAATGTAAACGGTAGTTTTTATATTGACAATGCTAATGGAACTATTAATTTTAGTTCTAATATCAACGGTAAAAGAGTTATATTAAAATATGTTAGCGACGGTTTAGGAACTGAAGAAGAAATGATAGTACACAAGTTTGCAGAAGAAGCTATATACAAGCACATTGCTTATGCTATAGTTTCTACTACATTTAACGCTCCAGAAAGTTTAGTAGCTAGATTAAAAAAAGACAGATTCGCTGAAACAAGAAAAGCGAAATTAAGATTATCAAATATAAAATTAGAAGAACTAACTCAAATATTAAGAGGTAAGTCTAAACATATAAAACACTAAAATATGCCAGAGTTAAAACAAAACTTTATCAAGGGTATAATGAATTTAGACCTTGATGAAAGACTAATCAATGATGGGGAATATAGAGAGGCAATGAATATTGAGGTGCAAACTTCAGAAGGTTCTGCTGTTGGTACCGTTCAAGGTGTTAGAGGTAACAATAAGTTAACAAGTTTAGTTCCTGGCGGTGGATATGTTGTTGGTTCTTACGCGAATGAAAAAACAAATAAAATATATTATTTAGTACAATGTAACGCTTTTGGTGGTGTCGCAAAAGATATGATTGTAGAATACAACCCTAATACAAATACTGTGGCGCCTGTTTTTGTTGATATTTATAAAGTTGAATATAACTTTACTGCTGCTATATCTACACCTCAATCTTACTTAATATTAGATTCTAACATACCATCTCACTCAAGTATAAGAGAAGGCATGATACTAACTGGTACCATAGAAGATAGTTTGTTTGGTACTACGGTTCAATTTGCACAGGAATCAATTACAGTAACAAATCCTAGTACTGGTATATCTGTTACTAACGACACTAGTGTAATAGTTTCTAATGTACAAAATTTTCCAACTGGTAATCAAGCAAATTTAGTTTTTGAAAAATCTAGCGATTCATTTAATTTGATTTTTGGTGGTAGTTCAAGTACAACTTTAACTTTTGTTAGTGAAAGAATACTTAACTTTCAAAACGGAAAGCATGTAACAGGCATAAATATAGTTGATGATCTTTTGTTTTTTACCGACAATATTAATGAGCCTAAAAAAATAAATATAAAAACTTCAAAAATAGGAACGCCTAATTTTAATACACACTCTAAATTTCCTATATTTAAACCAAATACTAACGTTGTTGTTACAAACAAGTTTGCTAAGCTTTATAACACCACGGTTGTAAAAAAATCTCCTTTAACGCCGCCTTCTTTAGAAATGTACAACGATATTGGTGGTAGAGGCTTAATATTTGGTAAAACAGATCCTGTAAATTTTTCTAATCAAGTTTTAACAAATCCAGGCGCTGGTGCCGGTAACTTTATATATAATAATGAACCGTTTGTAGAAGGAACTTCTGTTGATATAGAATTTTCTTCTGTAACTCCTGATTTTGAAATTGGAGACATACTAATATTTAGCAACGATCAAGACATATTGTCTGACATACGTATATTTACTGACGCGCAAGTAAGAGCTGTGGTTACAGATATAGATACATCTGTCTCTCCAGATAAAATTACAGTTAAAATACTTTCGTTTAAAAAAGGATTTTTTCCTTTTGTAGCAGGTGGTGAAGAATGGGCCGTTTGCTTAGAACAGTCTAAAGCTTTATTTGAGTTTAAATTTCCTAGATTTGCTTATAGATATAAGTATCAAGATGGTGAGTATTCTTCTTTTTCTCCGTTTTCTGATGTTGCTTTTATACCTGGGAGGTTTAAATACGATGCTAAAGAAGCGCATAATTTAGGTATGGTAAATCAACTTAGGTTTTTAAAAATATTAGATTTTGTTCCAGATGGAATACCAGAAGGTGTTGTTTGTGTAGATATACTATACAAAGAATCAAACTCTCCAAATGTATATACTGTTAAAACAATAGAACACGGTGATCCTCAATGGTTAGAGTATGGACATGTAACCCCTCAATCACCTTGGACAGGTCAAACAAAAGGAGCTGTGCAACTAGAGTCTGAGCTTATATATGCAGCAGTACCTTCTAATCAAATACTAAGACCATGGGACAATGTGCCTATCAAAGCAAGATCTCAAGAAATTAGCGCAAATAGATTAATATTTGGTAATTACACTGAAGGATACGATATAAATAACAATGTAAACATAAACACTTACTTGAAGAGCTTAGATATATCGCCAGAGACATCAGAAGATTTTATTGTTGGAAAAGGCTATCCTTCTATAAAATCACTAAGAACCTATCAAATTGGTATTGTGTACAGAGATAAATTTGGTAGAGAAACACCTGTATTTACAAATGAAAACGCAACTTTTAATACAGCTAAACAATTAGCTGATAAATCAACATCTTTATCTGTTCAATCAAATACATCTGTTCCTAAATGGGTGCATAGTTATAAGTATTTTGTAAAAGAAACATCTAATGAATACTATAATTTAGCTTTAGACAGATGGTATGACGCTACAGACGGTGGTATATGGTTGAGCTTTCCCTCAGCAGAAAGAAATAAGGTTGACGAAGACACATATTTAGTGCTTAAAAAACAACACGATACAGATGATTTTGTAGAAGAGCCAGCTAGATACAAAGTTATATCTATTAAAAATGAAGCGCCTGATTGGATAAAAACAGAATATTCTAATATAGGAGTCGGAGAACTTAACACTACCCCAGCACAAACTTTTACTTCAGCGGACGCGCAAGTTGTATATACTGGTAATCCTGGTTTTGAAGAGTACGCTAGAGGTAAAGAAGGTTTAGTTTTAAGATTGTTTGACGCGGACCAAAGTTCAGATTGGTATCCTATAAAAAGATTTGATTTTCCAAACTCCACAATAACTATAAAAAATAGTTTTGGTATAGATATTACAGCAGATATATTAGGCGGTAATACTTCTTCTGTAAAAGTAGAGATTGCCCAAAAAAGAACTTATAATAAACCAGAGTTTCAAGGAAGATTTTTTGTAAAAGTAAAACAAGATACGGCTTTAATAAATGGTATAGACACTGTTAACCACGATATAACAACAACCACCTTTACTATTAAACAACAAAAAAAGCAATATTATATTAAGTCTAACGGTTTAGATAACAACTGGAGTCAAAAAGAACAGTGGACAGAAAAAGCAGGTTCTTGGGACAAAACTATAAAAGAAGGTTTTTATATTGATGAAATAGATAGAAACTGGGGTACAATACCAGGAGGACCTGGCCCTTGGGCAAAAGACTCTGGAAAAGGTATAACATACTCTAGAACAGGTAAACTGGCAAATCACATAGAGCTTAGTTTATCTAGAATTAACGATCAAACGCAAGAAGGTTTTAGCATAGCTAATCATGAAAAGTCAGATAGAGATTTTTACAACGCGCTTAAATCTCCTAACACTTGGATTAGGTGGGCAGAAGATCCTAACAAGATTGTTTACGAAATATATTTTGCACAAGGACAAGGAGACTCTGATTACGATAATTATCACAATCAAAGCAAAAAGAACTCACCTGGTATATATAATTATGATGGAGGAAAAAACAAACCTAGAACTTGGAGAGCAAACAAAACAAGAAGATTATACTTAAAGCTAAGAGCTACTGGATATATGGACCCAGGTTCTACTGGTAACTATGTTTTTGATCCAGCTATAAAAGGAGCGGATCCTACTTGGGTTTCTGACTTTATATATGCAAATCAAACACAAGGCGTTTATAGTTCTTCTAACACTTCTGGTTTTGTTCAATGCACGCCTACCATAGGTTGGAAACCAACTACTAACCACAAAGCAGGTGGTGGTACTATACAAGCAGGTACGCAAACTTCTATACAACAACCTACAACATCTGGTAATAATCCAGGTTTTGGTAAACCTACCAATCCAGGTAACAATGTTATAACAACTCCTGGTGATACTGCTCTTGGTAACGACACGAGTGTTCAAACAGGAGTAAATTTTTTCAACAACATACAAATAGTAGAAAAATACAATCCTGAGGTTGACAAAGAAATGAGTGATAATCCTGCTATATTTGAAACAGAACCAAAAGAAGATATAGGATTAGATATTTATTACGAAATGGACCAAGCGTTTCCAGTTTTATTATCTGGTGAAACAAATGAGCTTTTTGCAAAGATAGGTAGTGAAGTACAAGTAGATTATCCAGGTGCAAAATTACAAACTTGGACAGACTTAACACCTGGTGGTAATCCATGGACAATTACTGTAACATCTGGTAACAACTTTGGTACGACTAACACTAACATAAGCAATTGGGTTAAGGAAGGATTTACAATACAAAACTCTAGTAACTTAATTCCTTCTGTATTTCCTTCTGGAACATTGGTAACAAACGTAAGTGGCAACACGGTATTTTTTAGCGAAAACGCTACATCAAGTATTAATAACGCGCCTATAACATTTACTAAAATCTCACTTCCTAAAATAAAAAATTGGAACGAAAATAAAATAACATTAGACACTTTTGTTTACAATCCTCAAACTTTTGTAGTAGGTCAAAGTACTGTTTTTACATCTGATAACGTTGTTTTACCACTCGCTATGTCTGGCACTAACAATAAAAATAATTTAATATTTAAAAAGATTGATGGTGGTACTATAACTGGTAGTATATTTGGCGATGGAAATATTATTGCTGCTAAAGTAAATGCGAGTGGATTTTTAGAATTAAGTCTTGTTAAAGAAGTATTTAACTCTAAGATTGATTTAAAATGGCATAATTGTTATTCTTTTGGTAATGGTGTTGAGTCTAATAGAATTAGAGATGATTTTAATGCTGTCACAATAGACAAAGGTCCTAGGGCTTCTACAGTGCTAGCAAAAACATACAAAAGAGAAAGAAAGTCTAGTAGTTTAATATATTCTGGTATATACAACAATATAAGTGGTGTAAATGAAACTAACCAGTTTATAATGGCTGAAAAGATAACTAAAAATTTAAATCCTAGACATGGTAGTATACAAAAACTACATGCTAGAGAAGGTGATTTGATAGCTTTGTGTGAAGACAAAGTATTAAGAATATTATCTAATAAAGACGCTTTATTTAACGCTGATGGTAAACCTCAATTAATAGCGACTAGTAATGTTTTAGGTCAAGCGACACCAATGGGTGGAGAATACGGTATATCAAAAAACCCAGAATCTTTTGCATCTCAAGCTTACAAAGCTTATTTTACAGATAAATCTAGAGGTAAAGTTTTACAATTAGATGGTAACGGTTTAATACCTATATCTGATCATGGTTTAAAAGATTATTTTGCTGATAATTTACCAGGTCAAAACTTATTAATTGGTAGTTATGATGATAAGAAAGATAATTACAACATATCTCTTGTTAACAAACTAGAAACAGTTAGTTATGGCGTTAGAAATAACGGTTGGGAAAGTTTTAAATCTTTTATTCCAGAAACAGGTGTAAGTTTAAACAATAATTACTACACGTTTAAATTAGGTGAATTATATCAACATCACAATGGTAACACAGGTACGTTTTACGGGTTGAAACAAAATCCTTATATTGATGTTGTTTTTAACAAACTACCTAATGTTGTTAAAAGTTTTGGTTCTTTAAACTACGAAGGAAGCCAAGCTAGAGTAACTGAAGATTTAGGTGATAACGAGTATTTTAACAATACTGGTTTAAAAGGCTGGTTTGTTAAAGAAGGAGAAACAAACTTGCAGTCTACGTCTGTTTTAGAGTTTAAAGACAAAGAAGGTAAATGGTTTTCAAGAGTCAAAGGAAGATCTACAAACGCTTCAAATATAGATTTAAAAGAGTTTTCTTTTCAAGGTATTGATATGGCTGATACGTTTGTACTAAACTCAGAGTTTGGTTGTACTGATCCAGCTGCGTTAAATTTTGATCCAACTGCCACGGATGACGACGGTAGTTGTTGTTTTGATTATGGTTGTACTGATTCTCAAGTCGGAATGTTTCCTGCTACAAACGGATTAGATAGATTTGGAGCTCCTTGTACTTTTCCATGTGTAGACGCTAATAATAATCCGATAGGTTTTGCTGCTGACAACTATAATCCTAAGTTTGATTGTGACGATGGAAGTTGTAATTTTCCACCGTTTTTTTACGGCTGTACAGATCCAAATGCTTCAAATTATTGGGCTGGTGCAAATTTTGATGATGGATCATGTATTTATCCAGGATGTACCGATCCAACTGCGTTAAACTATGACTCTGCGGCTTATCCAGATGATGGTAGTTGTATATACTGCTCGCAAGGTTCTATAGATATAACTCCAGAAACAGGTACAGGTACTTTTCCTAATATAGTTGTAGCAGGAACAAATATTAACGTTTCTAACACAAACGTAGCCACAGCGCTAAACTCTGATATAGCAAGCAGTAACATTGCGGCAGGTTGTGAAGTTACATCTCAGTACTTACCCGCTGGAACAACAATAATAAATATACAAGTTATTAGCTCTGTTAAAAGTAAATTGTTTTTAAGTAATCAATTTATTAATGCTCCTACGGGTTTTGCAGGTGGTATAATAGCAAACCACAACTGTAATTGTGATGATTATGAAATAAGAGTTAGTAATACTTTTGGCGGCGTTGGAGATATTGATGGAAATTTTGGTGATAACTTATACACGGTTACTACCTTTACAGTGTCTAACATCACGGCCGGCACACCTATTCACAGCGCGTTAAATTCTACTGCTGCGTTTTTACTTATAGAGCCAGATGCTGGTAGAGCTATTCAAGCTTCAGATTTCTCTATAAGTGGTGCTACGCCTGCTTCAGGAACAACTTTTGTAGGTGGCACATTACCTCCAGAAGTAGTATCTGTTAATTTTCAAGACACTGAAAATCCTGTTTACTTAAACTACAACGTTTCTGGTGGTTCAATGCCTAATCCTAATTATGATCCTAATTATAGCGCAACATCGAATAACAAAATAGCCGTTATTGTAGAGCTAAATCCTATAGCCATGCCTAACAATGATCTTGCTATAGAAATTGATATAGATGGATTTACACAATCACTACAACCTATTATTAACACTGTAACTGTAATATAATGTCAGATTTATACAAAAATATAATAATAACTGGAACACCAGGAGCTTTAGCAAAAGTATCTATTACTAATGCCGCTGGTAATACTTATGATGAAACTACACAAACATTTACATCTGCTCCAACAACTGTTGATAGAGTTGTAGATGCTGGTGGTTTTAGCAATGTTCAAATACTTTTACCAGAGCCTTCAGTAGATGAAACTTATGACTATCAGTTGAAAACAGTCGCTGGTGTACAAGTTGGTGATGAAAATGATAAATATAAAAAAATTACTCCAGGTGTGAATTTTTTACAATTTAAAGACTATCTTAATAAAACTTTAACTTTTGATACTAATCACACCACGGTAGGCCATACTATAGCTTCAACTTTAGACGCTACTTTTACAGGCTCTCCAGGAGCAATTGGTTATGAAGATGTTGAGTCTGATATTCTTTTTGATTTTACTTTGTCTGGTACTATCACTAAATCTTCTGCTCTGTTGTATACTAGCAGGCAACCTACTTGGAACGTTAGCACAGGAGGAGACTTTTCAAACACTTATTATAGTTCTGCTAAAGTTTTAAAATTTGACCCAAACAGAAGAATAATAGCCGTAGATGATGATACAAATATAAACAATGGAGACGCTATTTCTGGTGAAAATATAAATGAAGAAATGACAATAACTAAAAGTGGTAGTAATATTATTACTATTAACTCAGGGCCAGATTTTCCTCAGTTAGCAATTGACGAAACATTATTTTTCTCTAAAAGCGGATATATAATTTCTATTAATGATGCCAACGTAACTGGGTCTGGAACAACTTCGTTAACAGCATCAGTAACTGCTGAGATAGAAAGATTTGGATATGCTGATATGACAGTTCAGTGGGCTCTTAATAATTTTGTATCAACAACTCCAAACGCGTCTGACATAACGGCTACATGCGTGACTGGAGAATCAGTATTAATAGACTGTGGCGCTGGAGATACAGATGCTAACGCGGGTACTAAAACGTATAGTAGAGTAACTGAGCCTTCAGATGGTGAAATTGGTAGCAACGACACAGGCACGTTCTCTACTTCGTTTAATAACAATACTTTTTCAGGTAGTACTATAACGTATAAAAACACTGGTACCAGTGTTGAGACAGATAGCTTTACTTTTAAATGTAACGACGGTACGACAGACAGCGCGACAAAAACAGTAACAATAACATTAACATAATAACATGCCTTCAGTAACAGTAAATTTTCCAAACACAATAAATGTTTCAGTTCAAGTTGGTGACGTAGCTTACTACGTTACACAAATAGATCCTTCTACATTACCGTCTAGCACGGCCTCAGGTATACCTAATCCTATGGGTAGCATAACAGTTGTTGGTAGTAGCTTTATAACTGTGGACGTGTCACAAGCTTTGTGGGACTCTGGGGTTCTAACGCAAGGCGTTTTTATTATGTTTGCTAAAGACAATATAGCTAACATGAGTAGTTTACTTGGTTATTTTGCTAAGTTTAGATTTGAAAACGACTCTAACACACAATCTGAACTATACACTGTTGGTGCTGATTATTTTGAAAGTAGTAAATAACTATCAAAAACTGTGACTATATCGTTATAAATTTAATTAAATGAAAGAGTTAACGAAGAAAGAATTAAGATTACAAAAAAGAGACACAATAATAGAACTACAAGATCATCTAATGGAGTTTGTTGATGGTGAAAATGTAGTAAAAGGAGATTCTGAAGTTTTTCCTTTAAAACACACCTTTACAGATGGTATATACATTAGACAAATGTCTATGAAAAAAGACTCGTTTGTAATAGGTAAAATACACAAACACAATCACGTCTGGTTTTTGTTAACTGGGCATATAGTAGTTGTAGATGAAAATAGTTCTGTTGAACATGTTGCGCCTTGTTATGTAGAGGCACCAGCAGGTTCTAAAAGAGTTATATATGCAAATGAAGATTCTATATGGGTTAATATACATGCTAATCCTACTAACACGCAGGATTTACAAGAACTAGAAGATTTAATTATAGCAAAAGATTATGAAGAGTTTAATAATAAAAAATAATATATTATGAGTTTTGTAGCGTTAGGTATTGCTGTTGTAGGTGGTGCCGCAAAGATATATTCGGCCCAACAAGGTAAAAAAGCTAGAATAGCCGAACAAAAAGCTGCTAATCAAGAATTAGCGGAAAGAAAAGCTGCGTACGAAGATATGGACACGTCTAATCCTTATGCAAACTTAGAAAACGTTTATGAGGACTTAACTGTAAATACACAGCAAGCGGAAATGATGGCGCAGCAATCTCAACAACAACAAGCTAATTTATTACAAGGTTTACAAGGTGCGGCTGGTGGATCAGGTGTAGCAGGTTTAGCGCAGCAACTAGCAATGAGTGGACAACAACAAGCACAAGCTGCTTCAGCTAGTATAGGTCAGCAAGAAGCTAAAAACCAACAATTAGCACTTGGACAACAAGCTCAATTACAACAAATGGAAGCTAGAGGAGAAAGAGAAACACAAAACCTAGAAAAAGATAAAATTGAAACTTTATTTGGTATGGCTCAACAAAGAAAAATATCTGCTGATGCCGCTAGACAAAGAGCGACTGATCAAATGGTATCTGGTATAGGAGATTTAGCTGGTGGAGTTGCTGGTGGGATTATGACTGGAGTCGGTAATAAACAGGCGGGTAGAGGATTTTTTGAAATGCCAGAGCAAAATTAAATAATAAAAATATGTCAAAAGAAGATAAAAAACCAAAATCGTTAAAAGATATAAGCCCTTTTAATATAAATTCTTTACTCGTAAAGCAAGCTGGATTAACTAGTAAATATTCTGGAGGTGATTCATATACTGGTTATGGTGAGATAGACATCGATAAAATGATGGATCCAATGAAAGATTTGTTGTTAGGTAAAATGAATAGTGAAGAAGATACTGGAACTGGTGGAGGTGGTACTAATGTAAATATTGGAGATATAAACGTTAATACTTCAGGCGGCACATCAACAGGTGGTGATGATCCAGAAACAAAAGAAAGTAAGAAAAAAGAAGAAGAAGAAGGTAAAAAGAAAGAAACTGATCCAGACGATCCTTTTGGCTGTAAAGAAAATCCAAAAAACGATCAATGCCCGTGTAAGTGTCCTCCAAAAACTCCTGAATATGGTAACGACGGACTTCCTTTAGGCGTAGATATGGATGAGCGTGACTTTTTAGGATATGACTCTGTATATATAGATGGCAAGTGTAATTGTTATAGAGACGACGAAAACGAAGAAGAAGAAGAAGAAGAAACTAGAGTGTGTGAGTGTGAAGGTCCAAAAAAAGGACAGCAAATTCCTGAAGGTCAAGATTCCGCTTCTTTTTGTGAATGTGAAGAGGCACCTGAGGATGACGATGATGATGGAAAGAAAGAAGAAAAACCAGAAGAAAAGCCAGAAGAAAAGAAAGAAGAGCCAGAAGAACCAGAAGAACCAGAAGAACCAGAAGAGCCACCTATACCAGATGTTGACTTTGAAGGAGGTTTTGTTTCTAACTTGAGCAAAAATCAAATGAAAAAAGCATTTACAAAACCCGAAGGAACTCAAACAAACGTAAAAGATCTTGACGGAAATGCTATAAATATAAAAAGACCAAAAGGTCAAAACTTAACTAGGCTTGGATTAGGAGCAACAACTAAAACTAATTTTGAGTACGAGAATAAAGGGCCAAGAGATGCACAGGGAAGAAGAGGTATAACCAAAATGGTTAATACTGGTCTACTTAATGGACAAGAATTTAGATCTGGCTTTAGTAACATTGTTTATGATGATGGTAGACCTCCTAAAGTAAGTGGTATTGTTTTAGACGTAAAGGTTCCTGCCGGGGTAAAAGGAAAAAATAAAATACCAAAAGGTCAAATTTCTTTAAATCAATATAGAGACGTTGTTACAACGCAATACAATAACTATAAAGAAGCTATTGATTATCTTAAAAAAGTAAACCCTGATGTTCCTATTGGTTGTTATATATCAGCTTCTGGTAATACTGGTTGCCCTGAAGACTTAGGAGACATTAAGTTAGAAGGAAGGCACTTTCAAGCATTACAACTTAATAGGGCTGGTTTTTTCGATCAAGCTAAATTGTTAGGTATAACAACGCCGTTTAATTATAGTTCTCCGTTAAATCAAAGAGAAAAAAAGCCAGTTACTCAAGAAGATAAATTAATAATTGGACCTCCGTATTCAGATGAGTATTTAATAAGTAGAGGTGTAGATCCTAAAGTATACAGACAATTAGTAGCAGAGCAAAAGAAAGAAAAACCTGTTTCGCCACGTAAAAAGAAAAAATCTCCTTTTGAAAGACGCGAAAGAAACTACTTAAACGTTCGTAAAAAGTGGATGCCAACTTCTTCTCCTATGATGCAAATGGAACAGCCTGGTATGGAACAGACTGGTATGGAACAGCCTCAACAAAATCAAGAAACTATTTTTGATAAAATGAAAATGTATGGCGATGGTGTTAGAGAGAAAGTTGATAAGTTTGTTGCTAACGCAAGATATAATTCGCAAGTTGATAAACCAATAAAGGCTATAAATAACCAAGAGTGGGTTGGTAAAATAACAGAGTTTTTAAAGCAAAAGAAAGGCGAGTTAGTAGAAGCTAAAAAGAACAAAGACAAACAACAAGAACAAAAAATCTTTGAACATGTTAATACTTTAATAAATGATGTGACTAATTATGCTAGCAAGTTTGAATCTTGGAGAGACAGAAACGGTGGTGATAAAACGCCTGGTAACATGGGTGGTAATATGACTTCAGACGGTTCTATGAAAGATAAAAGATTTGAAGCAGATTTAGCTTTTGTTGGTGACACAAACACTGATTTAGGTATAACTGAAGAAGGTAAAATAGGTATTAAGTCTTACGGTTTAAATGATCTAAAATATGTAGAGGACTTAGATCAAGGTGTTTTTATGAAAGACTTTGCTGGATATAAAAAGTTTTTAGATATGTCTAAAAACATACAAGAAGACGCCGAGTCAGGTAGACCTAAAAACCAAAATATTATAAATGGTCAAGCTGATTTATTACTAAAGAATAGAGATAGTTTATTGTCTTGGGCTCATGATCCTTTGTATGGACAAGCTTGGATTCAAGATTACGCGCAAGGTAATCCTGATGAAGATTTATCTTGGGCTATGCCAGAAAGCGATCAGTTTGACAAAGACAGATTAGAAGACGAAGTTCACGGTTGGTTAACAGACAAATTATCACAAGCTTATGATAAATACGCGCCTAAAAAAGATTTAGAAGATGTTGATAAAATACAACAAGAGACCATGTCTTCAATAGGTGAAGATAATTATTCTAAGCAAACTCCTATGCAGTACAAAACAAGAGCTCAGCAATTAATAGAAAAATATAGTTAAAATATAATATGAGTAATTATTTACAAAATTTAGTAGAAAAAATGGTTGCTGATGGCGTGTCTGAAAAAGACATAGCGTCTGTTATAAAAGAGGTAAATTCTAAAAATTCACCACTAAAGCAATTAGACATTACTCCTTCGACAACATTAGGAGGTGGAACAGATGATGGTGTGCAAACAGCTGATCTTTCTACAACACAACCTACAACAGTGTCACAACCTTCTACAACTAGCACAACAAGTACAGCTGAAGACAAATGTCCAGAGGGTTACAAAAAAGACGAAAGAGGTGTTTGTCAACCTGTAGATTTATTTGAAGGCGAAACTGAG